GTAGATGAAAAGATTTTACTTGCTCTTAAGAACAAGGTTGACATAGCCAGTCAAGTTATGGGTGATGAGCTTAAGACTTGGATTTCTTAAGTCTAGGATTTTTTCTTTTAGACAATTCGACGGCGCCTACAACCATTCCAGCGGTTCCTAACATACCAACAGTCCCGGCTCGTTTATTACTATCCTTAATAACATCCATTCTTGATTTAAATTTTTTTCCTGCTGGACCCTTAGGTTTATTTTTTAAAATACTTTTAAATTTTGTTTTAGTGTCAGTTTCTAACTTAAGAGATTTTTGTTTAGGTTTTCTTCTTAAAACTTTTTTTCCTGCTGTCTTAGCAAGTAGACCTAATCCACGAAGTGCTATACCGAGACCTGCCATTAGTTTGGTCTTACGTTGTAACCTAAGCCTTTAGTAGCTGCTCCGCCACCTCTAGCTTTACCTCTTACGATGCCTTTTACAGGACCGCCGTCTTTTAAACCTTGAGCTTTTAACCTAGCAGTGGCTTCTGCAAGACCACCAGCTTTCTTCTTTATTACGCCACGGCCTATTAGTATGTCCTTTTTAGTAACTTTACCGTCACCACTTAAATCAGGAAATTTTTTCTTAGCCATTACTTAGTCCTTTCTTGTGCAAATTTACTGGCTTGTGCTTTCTTACCAGTCTTTATCATTTTTTTGAATATACCTTGATCTACAGGGCTCATTCTTCTTTTAAGAAAAGACGGTACCTCAATATCTTCCATAGGCACGTCTACTTCAGTAGTAAGATCTTCTACAATAGGATCACGCTCTTTGCCTACTTTAGGTACAAAACCTTTAATAGTTTTAGGACCCTTTCTTTCAAAAGTGTTTTTTTTCTTACCTAAAATCTTTTTAGCTTTACCTATTATTCCCATGACCATGATTAATCCTACTCCGTTTCTTTATAGTTTGCAACTATAGATGCTAGTTCTTCACATCTGTTCGTAGTCTGTTTATGCCAACGGCTGTCTTTCATTTGGAAAGCGGCACCTTCCCAATCGCCTTCTTTCATGCATCTAAACATGTTTTTAAACTTAGAGACACCATTTTTTCCCAGCTGAAAGCACATGTTGACCAAGACTTCACCTATGACCTGAGGCAGATCGTGTCCAATCTTCTCAGCTATCAGCTCATCAGCTCCCGCTGCTGCTCTGTTTAAATCGATATCGAAGAGTTCTTCTACCTCTTCCATAGTAATCTCAACGCCTTCTGCATATCTTTCTCTTTCATGTGGAAGTATAAGGTGGCCTATTCCGATCGTGGCTTTTCCCAAACTATCGAGATACATCTGAGTGCGTACACCTTCATGGTGACGTACCTGCTTTCGAAGTGAATCTGTTATTTCAATCATATGTCGTAACTCTTAGTTATAGTCAATATTCCAGCTGGTTTCAACATATTAGCATTCATTAAATTAGGTATGCCGCCTCTGTCTTGTGGCATAGGGTCAAAAAAACCATCTATAAAAGGGTTTACTTGATTTGGCATGGCTGGGTTAGGCATGAATGGTAACACAGGTAGAGCCTCTTGAGGATTAATTGTAGGAGTAGTAAATAAAAATTCTTGCATTTTCATACCTGGACCTGGTGGATTTGGTCCAGGTAGTGTTTCAGTGAGGGGTTCGCTTGAGATAGGTTTGTCGTCTGGAACAGGTATTGACTCAGTATCTATTTGTCTTCTCTTGGTAATCATCCTCTCATCTGGCATTTTGAATTGGGTTGGGCCCTCAGGTGGTCCTTCTGCTAGTAGTTTTTCTGCAGCGTCTCCACCCTCATTCATTCTGATCGGAACAACTCTTACTGCGTCTACACCGCCATCCATCTTCATCGTATTGCTCCTATTCCACTGTTTAATTGTTGCTGTTGTAAAGCATCATCAACTGTGCCAAATGCTAATTGTTGTCTTACGTTTTGAGGAAAGGGTCTATTATTACCTAGGTTTGCGTCAAACTGTGGTCGTAATCTTTCTTGTATTTGTTGACCTATTTGTTGTTCCTCTTCTGTTAAAAAACCTCTTGGTCCAAATAATCTGTTCATCATCATTAATTGTTCAGTTCTAGCTGGTTTAGCCTCTGCTTGTGTTTGTGGTTGTTTCATTAAGCTTATAATAGATTGCTCTACTTGATTTACGAAATCAAGTTGATCAAATTGATTTTCTTTTGATATAGTAAATGGCTTCAAATTTTCTTTATTATCATCTGTGTCACCGATAGTCCTAGCAACACCAGCTCTTTTCATAATATCTACACCACCATCTTCTAAAACTTGTGTGAAAGCTTTTAATACTTGTGGGTCTGACAAAATATTAGAACCGTGTCGTAATAATAAAGGTATCATTAACATTGGTAAACCTACGCCACCTAAAATTTGTCCACCTGTTGCTGCACCACCAAACAATAATAAACTTTTGAATCCACCTAATGTGACACGTCTAGCTACGAACTGAGATGGATCTGTTACTGTGAAGCTACCGGCTTTTTCTGCTACGTCCAAAAATCTTTCTATATCTTTTATCTTTGTGCCTGTGCCTTTCAGAGCCACCTCTAAAGCAGCACGACCATCTACGTTATCTAAACCTAATGACTGTGCAAACTTTTGTGGATCGAAGTCAACAGTTCTAAATCTATAAACATCTTGATTCTTTTTATAACCATATTTCTGTATGTCTTCAGGATTTAACTTAGCTAAGTTTTTGTAATCATCAAATGTCTTAGCCACAGGTAAACCTATAAATGAATCACTTACAGCTTGGTCAAATATCTTTCTAAGTATTTGTTTTCTACCAGCCTCTGGACCCATCGAAATAACTGTTTGAGTTGTGGTTATAACTTTACCAAAATTTGGATTAGGGTCACCATTTGGTAAATTTGGGTTCTCATCTAAAACTTTTACTTCTATACCTTCGACAGGCACACCCTCTTTCATACCAGCCTTTCTCCATGCTTTTAAGTTTGCATTAGGAGTTTTTGCTAATCTCATCATAGCAGCCATCAAGTCAGGATCATTTTTAGCCATAGGAATTAATGTGTCCATCATTTGTTTTGGTGATAATACACCCTCAGCAGTTGATTGTGGGCCAGGTCCAAAGATATTTGCATTTACTAATTTATGTTGATTAGCTACAGGGCCACCATATTTGGGCATTACATTTGCTAAATAAGAGTTAGCTCGTGTTAATTTTTCCATAGCTGTATCTAAAATTACTTTATCTATATCACCATCTATGTTTATTAATGTGCTTAAGTCTTTTTCTAAAGCTAACCGCAATTGTGATATTCTAGCGCCTTCTCTCGTAGGTATAACTCCTTTACCATCAACTTTGAAGTTTGCCATAAAATTAGAAAATAATTCTTGTAAGGTTCTAGCTTGTTCTATAGTTACACCGTCAGGATCAAGTCTAGATAATGTTTTGTAGAACTCTATAAATTTTTCTTGTGTGGCACTACCAGGAAATCTAAAAGGAAAACCACTAGCTCCTGGTTGAGCTGCAGTTAGCTTTTCATTAAATTCGTCTGCTAATCTTTTTACCGTATCTAATTTTATTACTTTCTTACCTTTTAATTTATCTGCGTATTTATAAAAACTTTCATATAGAGCGTTTGAAACCATCATGGTGTCTTCATATTCTTTACGTGCTAGTCTTGATATATCGCCTCCTAAAGATGCCATTGTTTGTAATGGCGCAAATCCGTCTAGTTGTTTCTGAAAAAATCCTCTTGTGCCTTCTTGTGCTCCCTCAACAGCTCTTCTGAAAGGTGTGCCTACGTATGGAAATACACCAAGAACTCTTGAATAACCTTTCCAAAATGCACTATTAGTAGCTTGTATGATACCTAATGGCATTCCATAAGTTTCTGCTACTTGCAACATTTTTTGAAAGTCTGGATTTTTATTATCAAGCCCAAATAAAATTCTACCCACGGCTGGTTTGAACCCGTTTACTATTGGTCCGAGGGTCATGGCTCCTCCTGTAAAAGCCAAGTTCATGTAAGCGTCTTTTAAAAACTTAGCGTTTTGTAGTTCACGTGACTCAGTTGGTAAGTCATTGATATGTCTTAGTATTTGATTTGTTAATTCATAAACTTGTCCACCAGCTTGCGCACCTAATACATCTGCACCTAATGCTCTTGCAACAAAACCTGCAGAGGCTACTCCTGCAGGTCCAGTAGGGATTGCTAATGCACCAGCCCCACCCATAAATGCTAATGAACCTATAATTTCTGCAGTGGGTTTTGATACTAATTGATCAGGTATCGCTCTATCTAATACACCTCCTACATAAGGTATCTTAGATATGGCATCGTTTGCTTGTTTAAAATAATAATTAGCTGGGTCAGCAATAAGCTGCATTCTTTGATTCGTGTCTGCTATTTTTTGTGATAGCACGGAGTAAAACTTTTTAGGTTCAGTCTGAGGATCATATGGTATGTCCGATAAAATATTAGCAGCCGTAACACCTTTTAATCTGTTAAGCTCATCTACAAGCTGTTGAGGAGATGCGCTTTCTTCTATTCCATAAAATTTTTTTACTTTAGCAATGTCATTTGCTGTAGGATTTGTAGGGTTCTCAAAGAAAAATTCTGCCTGGTTAGGTGTCCCTTTTAATATTGTAACTTTATTTGGCGGCTGTGGTGGCATTATGATTGCCCTCCTATTAGGTCTTCAGGTTCTAAGCTTATACCAAAACTATCATCTGTATTTTCAATCTTATCAACATCGCCCTCTGCTGGAGGAGGAGGCGGTGTTACTGGTACCTCGCCTAAAAACTGTTGGAATTGTAAAACTTGCTCATTATATTTTTGATCATCGAATATATTTTTACCTTCGCCGTATTTACCAGCCTCGAATAAATCTACTTGACCTTTTCTTAAGAATCTAAGTATCTCTACTAGTTGAGTTCTCACAAAATCTGGAGATGTCAAACCTTGTAAATTAATTACTCTTCGAGCGTTGTTTACATCGTCAACATTTAATCTGCCTGTTGGCTTAAGAGCTCTGGCTAAGGCGTATACGATTAAGTTTTCTTGCACCTTTTGTCTTGCAAAGTCTTGATCATAACCTAAACCAATGTAAGTTAGCGGATTGTAAAAATCATCTATACCTACATTAATTTGCACTTGTTTAGTATTACCGATACCAAAAGGTAGTTTTGAATCACTCTTTGCTTCAAAGTTTACTAATCGTTTCAACTCTTCTTCGTCTTCTTCTAACGGATAAAATACTTTATCTTTATCTCTCAAGGTCTTACCCTCTTGTATTAAGGAGTCACCTAGACCTGGGCTAACTGCATTTAAAATAGAGCCAAATGTTCTTGGTGTTTCTTGTTTGAAAAACTCAACTAAACCCTCTGCTCCAAATCGTGATGGTTTGCCTTGCGCAACAGCTTCAGCATCTGATTGTAATATTTCTTCTACGATGTCACCCGCTCTACCTAATGTATTGAAATCACCAATAAGTTGTGATGCTTGTCCATAATTAGGTGCAGAGATAGATAAAGCTGCGTCCGCTTGAGGTCCCTCTGTGGGTGATAAATATGCATTAGGAGGTACCTCTACATCATAGATAGTATCGTCACCCTCTCTTCTGCCCATCATAAATTCATAGTCACCTATTTCCTCATTCCATACTTTTTTGGTCATGACGATTTGCGTGGTTCCATCCTCTTCGTTAGGTATTGTCATGTTTTGAAATAATCTGTTTGGATTTTTATACAAATCTAACGCTGCTTTTTCTTTTTCTAAAACTCTATCGAGGTCAAACTGAGCTAATTTTAATTGTAAGTCTTGATTGAATCCCAAGTTTTTCATCATAAAGTCATTATCATACCCCATCTTCTTCAAAAAAAATTCTGACTCTTTTTCTAATATAGCTGCGTTTTGATCTTGCATAGTTTGCAGCGCCAACTCTTTCATCTTTAATGAGTGTGTTAGCTCTGCTGCATCTTCTGCAGTTTCTCTATCGATATATTTACCAGTAACCTGTGCTATAATATCAAAAATACCTGCTGCCCCTCTGTAAGGTGTTCTTGCATTTATGCTGTCAACTAAAAGATTCAAGCTTTTGTCTATGGCCGGGGTCCGAGGTAAGGGGCCTATTTTTTGTTGTATTTGTGACAAAGCATCTTCAAAAGACACCCTTTGTCCTAAGCCTAGTCTTTCAGCAATTGCACTATATTGTGCATCCATCTGCTGTCGCACAGGTAAAAATTGATCTGCATTTTCAATAGCTAGGTCATTGTAAATTGGTGTTTGGTCCACGGCCTGTGAAGCGAGGTCAAGAGATATTTCATTCTTTTCTTTGTTACCTACAGGCTCCGTGACTTCGAAAGTGCCACCTTGTACATTAGGCACTGGGTCTACAGGTCTGATTGGCTCAATGACAAGATCTGTCTTGAATGCGTTTAAGGTATCAAAACCACTTGACATTTTGTTACCTCAAAAATCCACCTAGTGTTTGAATCCCCGATAATAATGGATTACCCATAGTTTGTGTAGGAAAACTAGGTAATGTTGGAAACTGTGAAACAAGACCTGATTGAAATTGTAGAGCTTGGAAAGGTTGATTAAATCTAGCTAAATTTGCCTGTTGTGCTTGATCGAAAGCTGCCTGCTGAGCTTGTTGTTCTGTTACACCTAAGCTACTTAATGTCGTTGCTAAGTTGCCTAAAGCGGTAGGTTGATTTGTTCCAAACTGACCAAATAGTTGACCTATGCCCCTTTGTTGTTCAGCACCTGCTAAGCCTAATTTTGCAGCATTTTGTTGTGCAATCCTTTGATCTTCAAAAGCTTTTTGAGCTGCAGTTTGCGATCTATCAAAACCAGCCAACAATAAGTTAGCTATGCCACTACCAAGTCTGTCCTGAAAACCCCTTTGTGCTTCTGCCTCAACTACACCCTCACGAGAGCCTCCAAAAGCTCCTGCTGTCAAAGCTTGTGCTGCTCTGTTTTGTCTAGATATATTAAATTGTCTTTGTGATTCTTTTGTAAACTCGTCTATAACTTGTTGTTGAAAAGGGTTCATAAAAGCTTGAGCGCTTGTAGGATCAAACTGTCCCATGGTACCAGCTGTAGTGGTCGCTGCATTACTTATAGCTGTGTTAGCTCTACCCAACGCATCAATGCCCATACCAAAAAAGTCAGGGCTAGCCGTTGCTGCATCAGATACTAATTGTGTTGCTTGACCAACAGCAGATGATACAGGTGCCACCTGTGCAACTGGCACAGGAAATTTCTTGATGTAATCAGGGGAAGTTATAGCCTCTCCAGCTTTTACTACGTTACCATAAGCTTGAGCTAATAATTCTTCAAATGTTGCCATTATAGTCTCCCTATACCCATTGACTCTGCTTTATCCTCTAAACTGTTCATCATATTATACATAGCTTTTGTGCCTTCTTTTCTATCACCATTACCTGCTGCCATTACCGCTTGTTTAGTCATTACAAACTCACCATCAGATAACATGGCAGGTATATCGTCTGATTGACCATCTCCTGGTCCATTAATCATACCATCTTTTTCTGGAAAGTCACTTATGCCGCCACCCTTAGCGAATCCTGCTGGTGTGTAAGCGTCTGTAATTTTAAGTTGACCTGTCAGGTATGGGTTTTTTTCAGGATCATAAATCATTCTAGCCTCTTCCTCACCCAATGCTGCTGCTGCAATTGATGCACCAACAGTTCCTAATTTAAGTAAAGGTGAATATTTTTCAAAGAAATCAGTTACAGGGACAACACTTTGTGAGCCATCAGGGTTTGTGATGATTTTTGTATCTTTTATTAATTTTAAATCTTTGAGAAGTCCACCTTTTTCGCCTACTGTAGCGTCAACCATGTTTCTACCTATACCAGTAGTAGCCTCTATGGCTTCTTGGCCCATTGCAGGTCTAGCAAAAGCAGTTGATCCTTGTTGTGATTGAATTGCAGGAGCTATTTGTTTAGCTGCTACTTGAGGTTGACCCATAAAGAAATCACTTATACCACCTCTACCACCTAGAAGTCCTGCCGTGCCTGCACCTAACGCTACACCACGTAAAACGTCTTCTGGTTTTGCACCGCCAAGTAAACCTATACCGCCTGCTAATAAAGCAGGACTAATACCTGGAGCAATAGCTGGAGCTAATAAACTTATACCTAGTTGTCCGACTGGACTTTTAACTAAATTTTTAGCTGCTTTGAATATATTTTTGAACATTATTCATCCCCTGTTGCTGCTCCACTAAATAAATTTGGTGCAATTACATGCACATCTCTACGTATATCTTCTTCTTTAGTCTCTGTTGCAGGGTTGGCGATGTCAGTCTCTACTTCTTCATGAGAGCTGTATTCATGTCCTGTTTTAGTATTTGTAACTGTGGTTTCTACTTTTGCACTATAAACGGGTACTTGTTTTCCGTCTATTATGTCATAACGTAGAAGCTTTGGTTCATCTACAATTTTTGCCATAGTATAGTTTTATAGGCGAAAAGCTATGAAATCAATAGTTATAATTGAAAACCAACGTTACCTGATATGGATATGCGATACTCATCGGATGTATAAAAAGGGTAAACAATGTGGTTAAGATTAGCAGGGAAAAAAGCCATTTTACCCTCCCAAGTTTTATCTATGCACATATCGTGTTGAATTATATTGCCTAATTGACCTGATACGATAAAAGCAAAATGACCTGCTTTGATTTGATCTTCTTTCATGTTAGGAAATCTGGCGTATTCATCTTCTTTTTTAAAAGGAACTTTATGCCAGATAACAAAACTAAATATACCATCATGAGTGTGAATTGGGTTAAACTCATGTTTTTTTTGAAAGTTTACCCAAGTATTAAAGAGCATCATTCTGAACTCTTTTTGATTACTCATACTACCTAATCTAGCAAACTCGACAGGAAATTTTTCTTTCCATTCTCTTATTAGAACATCAAGAAGTGGCCATATGACAGGTTTGGCATCAGGTATCATAAATTCATTTTTTATATTACCCGCTAAATCATGATTGGCTTTAATTGTATGTTTTTGTTTTACTATTTCGTCTAATTTAGATGATACTTCAGGCGGCACTGTTGCTAATAAATACATTACAGTTGTTGTTTTACCTCTAATAAAGATACTTCTACCATAGCTCTTGAAGCTGCATTTGCTTGGACTTTCATTACATCTCCCTCCTCATATACCATGCTCGTACTTATCGTGTTTGTGTTGCTTGCAGCAACATCTACCTGAAATATTTGTAAATCTGAACTGCCATCATTATGATCAATGTTTACTGTCACTGCTGAAGATCCGTCATAGTTGTGAACATTGATAGTTTTTACAATAAATGTTGACACAGGAACTGGTGGAGTAGATGCAACATTAGCAGTTGGCACAGTGAAAACGGTCGTCAAATCTGTCGTTGTCACGTTTGTAATAAATCTTTTAAATACATCAGCCATTACTAAAAAACCAACTTCTACGTGTTGACTCCTCTTGAGTATCTTGTGTGTAAGAACTATTAAGTTGTAATATTAAATCCTCTAGTTGTCTAATAAGTTCAGCTTGTTGTCCTCTGTCATAATCATCTCTTGGATCAGGAAATCTAGTTAAGGTTAATTTTGCCATATCTAATTATATACACCAACACTAATTACAATTCTAGGACAAAGAGGTATTGCAGAATGGGTTATATTTTTTGGTATAACCAACAAATCCCCTACTCCAAGTTGAAAACTTCTTACAAATTTCTCGCCTTCATAAATGACGTAATTTACTAAACCATGAGTAGGTATTAAAAATACACTTTCCATGTCATGATGTGTTTCCGATATACCGTTTTTATTTAGAGAGGCAAATATAGCAGTGTTCATATTAAAACTTTCTGTTAGTAAGCCTTTTATCGTATTTTGAATATTAAAAGCATCAGGCATAATTTGTAAATTAAGCATTTTTATGAGGTTGGGTTTTTTAAGGTCAACAATTCTATCCTCATAAACATCCATTATTGAAGTCAACCTGTTAAAATCTATAGGGTTTTGTATCGAGAAAAACTTAGAAAAAAAATAAACTTGTTTTAGATCAAACTTTTGATCTTTAAATTCCTCATTGACTTTTAAAATCATGAAGTAATTTTATCTTCTACCATCAGGTTGTATATCAAATCTTTGTGTTCCCAATCTCCAGGCAGTGCCTGTAGTATTAGAAACAACATTAACTGTAAACTCTCTACCTCTTCCACGAAGACTTACAAAATCTGTTGTATCGTTAAAAGAAGTTGTTTTGGTTACAGCTGTGCTATTATTTGGGTAATTTTTAAATTCTAGTTTTGCATTAAGTGTTCCAAGTTGATCCTCTATGTCAGGTATTAACTTAGATACAAACGCAAAGTCATCACCTTGTGCTATTTGAACAACACCTGATTTTACAAATGCTGTAATGGCTGCACCGTCTGCATCATTACCGACCTCATGTGAAAACATCTGAGTAGCTCCGTCTGTCAAACCTAAAATAACCTCATTGTTTGCGGTGGTAGTTTCAAAATATTCTGAAGCTACTGGATTATCAAAAACTTCTCTATCAATCCATGTGGTTCTTGCTAATGTCCCTGTCCACCAAGTTTGCTCTAAATAATTATAAGCAACAATGGCGTTTATCTGATCAGATCCTGTTCTTGGATAAAACCACATAATTTCATTGAATTCTCCATTATGTCCAGCAAAAGCATTTTCTGAGCCTGTAATATTAATATTATTAAATATAAATTGTTCAACAGTACAAGGTAATTTTTTTACTGATCCGTCAAATAAAAAGAAAGAGTCCTGAGACATCCAATAACTTATACCATTTATGTCAACGGCAGCATGACTACCTATTGCACCACAGTTCTGACCTAATTGTCTTAAACCAAAAGTAAAAGGTGGTCCAATAAATTGCATTGCATGTAATGAAGTGTCTGTCCATATTAGGATTTGGCCTCTTGATCTTTCTGCTGCTACGATTCGTGAACCGTCTGCTATGCGCAGAGAACCAGCAGTGTTTTCTGCTGTCGGTTGATATGTATTAATATCCTCTTGATTAGAAAACCTTATTAATAAATCATCTTGTGGATTAGTACCTCCTATGGTTTTTTGTGTTCCCATAAACACTAAATGTCTATCAGGCGTAGACACTAAACCTAATCTAGACTTCGTAGGTGCATTAGTGATTGCTGTTGCTCTTGTTGATACTCCTAAAGATGGCTTCCATTCAAAAGCACCACCATTTAAAACTGTTGCTATTAAGTTCTCACCAAAATTGTCTAGTGACCACTGTCTGGCTTCTAATGTTACATTTGACGTTGTAGACGGAGTTCCCCAAGTTCCCACACTCCAACCATCTGTTCCCCAACCAAACGCAGAGGTTGATAGTTCTGGTCCTATGGATATTTGATACTTTGCGTTGCCTGATCCTCCACCACTTGCTGTTGAGCCAGAGGCAGCACTTGTATGAGTGACTACATAAGCATCAGTGTTAGCGACTGATGTTATTTCAAATTCTTTATTCATGTCCAAGCCATCAATGGTAGAGAATGAATCAAATGTTACAAAATCTCCTTTGACTGCACCATGTGAAGTATCTGTAACAACAACTGATGTGGTTGCGTTGGTTGTGAATGGATTGGTAAGAGCTTGAGTTTCTCTTAGAGGAGTAACATCATAAGCAAGCCCCTCTGTAATAATGTATAATTTTCTATCCGTACCTACTGCGTTAAATCTTATACCATCTAAATCAACGAAAGCGTGTTGATCTCTAGCCACTCCTACTAAAGTAGTGCTGATAAATTTCTCCCAGCCCTTAATCTTTTGCGCAGATCCTTGAAAAAAACGCACCATATCTCCATCAGTCCACTTGCCCTGACCTGTATAATCAGTGACTTCCTTGTTAATTCCTGGTGCTGGTCTAAAATTTACTAATGGCATTTTACAAATATACTACAAAAAACTGTCGATAAAACCTATTTTTTGTGACAAAAGATGTTTATAGTCATCCTACCATCATCAATATTATCACCATAATTTGAAATAGATTTATGTCTAATTTGACCATCAAAATATACAGCAGAATTTTGCACAAATTTCACGTTTGATATTTCTTGTTCGTCATCCGAAAAAAAAGATGTGCCAGATAACAAATTAGTTGGAGATAAATAAATTAATATTGTATCTGTTTGATCTGTGTGAATCCAATCCTTATGATTATCATTTTTTAGTCTTAGATGGACAAAGGCATCTATAGACACATAATTTGAATAAACTATATTAAATTTATTTTTTATTAAATCCATTAAGTTTAGGTAGAAAAACGGTTCTGATTCTGCTAAATCCAAACTCCTAGTGCCTGGCCAACTGTCTGTTGTTTTATTGTCTTGGTGTCCTGGGTGATCTTCAACTTTGTAAAGAGGTATTTTATTTTTACACAAATTGTAAATTTGATTTACATTTGGTATAAAATTGTAACGAATATTAATCATTTCTTTTCAGCCACAAGAGTACCAACGTGTCCTTTGTAGGCTCTATTGCCAAAGTGTGTTAGTGGCATGGATAAGTCGGCCCATATTTCACCACCACATTCTTGCCATAACCTAGAAAAATAATAATCCTCGGACAAGTATCTAATCATCGGTTTTCCATCCACATGTTGTGTCTCATATGGACCAACAGCAAATAAATCATAACAATTATCAGATTTAAAATATTCACCATTGACTATTTGATCAGACTCATACTTTCTTTCAGGAAATTTTTTAAACATTGTCCTAAATACTTCTCTTTTAACTAGCATCATACCTGTAGCCGCTTCACTGACTCTAAAAAAACCGTCTTCACCTTTTAAATGCGTAGGGTCATCAAAATTAAGATTATACCCAAGTATTCTAGCCTCTAAGTCATCAGGTTTGATATCAGGATTTTCTTTAATCCACCTAGCTGCTTTTTCCATATGTAAGTGTTTTCTAGGATATATACCACAAACTATGTCTTTATCTGCACATAATAACCGTTCTATGTTTCTCCAACTAAAACCTATATCTGCATCAATAAATAAAAGGTGAGTTGCTACAAAATCTTTGTCATCCATCATCATTGAAACTATTGTATTTCTAGCTCTAGTTATTAAACTTTCATTTCCCATAGATTGAAAACGTAACCCAACCCCTTTTGCCATGCTCCATTGTTGTATTTCAAGTAGACCATGTAATGTGGCCTCACATAACATACCTCCATACATGGGCATTCCCAGGTATATCCTAAAATCCTTTTCTTTTAATTGGTCTGTGTGTATCATATTCTCTCCTATCTTTTATTGCATTTCTCTAGAAAGTCCGAAAAGCTCTGCATCTGTTTTGTAGACTTGAACAGCGTAGTTTCTAGTTTTGAAATAATATTTGTAAGTCTCCCACAGAGACTGTCGATTAACCTCACAAAAATGAGATTCTGGTGATAGACAAATACTTAGACTTGTGAATTTTAAATTTTTAATCCAAGTAAAATCATCATAAACTTTATAAACAATATCTAGTGTAGTGAGAGTCTCAGGTGTTTTATCTTGTATTTCAGAGTCAAGATTCTTAATCCAATGATATTCTTTTATAGCTCCCTTCATAAACAAAGGATAAATCCAGTTGCCTTCATTTACACCTTTCCATTCCTTATGATATATAACATCATGGTGGTGGTCTAAATTATACAAGCAAACAGATTTTAAATTTTTGAAAAAATGAAATAAGGCTTGATGTTGCACACAAAAATTAACTTGATCTACCTGTAGAGATTCAAATACTAACTCATTAACAAAATCTAGTTGATGTTTTGTTTTAATCCAATCTAAATCTATGCTTAAATGATTATCCATTACCATAATTTTTTTGTTTTTTTTAACTTAGGTCGATCTTTTGTAAGTATGCCTATAGAAATAATTTGTTGACTATAATTTTTTTCTGTAGAAATAAATTTATATGTCATCCAATAAGGCATGCAAAACAAATATTTATTTTTCATTTGTATACCTATGCTCTTATGTTGATCTATGATAACCAAATTTAAGTTTTTGATATCATATGCGTATACAAAATTGTAAGTCCTGTCCTGTAAATATCTTAACCAATCTGTTTCTTCACGAAAAGTATGTAAGTTTGTGTGATCGATAGAGTTCATGGTTTCCGTAACTTTTAAATCAAAAGTATGATAAGCACATTCTATTGCTTTATGAAAAATCAAACCCTGAACTATATTAATATCATCTTCATGATTAATTTTATTAGATAAATCCCATTCAAATACGTGGTGGCTAATCATAAGATTTCCTACGCCAAGATATCTTTTTATAATTATCTTTGATTGTTGAAAACAATGAAAATTCTTTTTTTAATTTTATATCTGAGTCTACATCTTTGATTTTCATTTTCCAATTATCTCTTAAATAAGGAAAAATAAGTATTAAAGGTTCGCCTTTTTCCAATACGACTGATTTGTTTTCATCAAACTTTTTTAAGAAAAAAGGAAAATTAACTTGTGTGCAATGACTGTCGGTTTCAACAATAGCATCTAATGTTCTAATTTTTCTTTCTTTGGATGAGTTAAAAGGGTTAACAAATAAACAACTATAATTTTTAGGGGTTCTAACTATCCATGGATTTAAGATTTTAAAAGCTACGGGGTACTCGTTTTCTTTTATAAACCCTAGATTAATTTGGTTAGGTTTATGGACCTCTATACCTATGTTAATATTTGGATATTTATCTAAATCAAAATTGTGTGGATATCTCCAATGCACAACCTCTTCTCCGTTTTCAACGCCTTTAAAAAAAACTATGTCTATAGGGTTAAGAATTGCATATCCTGAAGTAAAGGAATCTAATAATGGCATGCATTTTTTTGCAGTAGGGTTTTGGTAATTTAATTTATCATCTGTATAATTAGACAGTTTCTTATACCAGTCAGGTACAAGTTTCTTGATCGGAACAGGTTTTAATAAAAAATCTTTATACTGTGATTCAAAAGTAATTATTTTCTCAAGCACACGGGTAGTCCTAAAAAAGGTCGTCTATCATATTTATTATCTTCTGCACCGTCTGTCTTGACATCCATGTAGTGTAAAAAAACTTGCACACAAGATGTTCCTGTAAAAGAATATCTCCAGTGCTCTACAAAATTTGCCTTATAAAGTAACATATCTCCAGGTCTTAAAATTACCTCTACACCTTCATTGTTAGTGCCACCTGTAGGATCAAGGTATATGGGCCAAGGGTCTCCACCTAAATTCAATGTAGATGATATTTCGCAAGACTCTCTATCTTTGTGACGGCGTAAATAATTACCATACTGATAAGCTCTAGCGTATGTGTAAGTTTCATAAAGAGATCTACCAGTATGTTGCTCTACCTGAGGTTTTAATTTTTTTAATAAAGTTTCCATGGCTATATCTGCATAATGACCATAACAATTGTCACTCATGTCGTCACCAAATGTTCCTAGGTAATTAATATAAGGAGATATTATTCTATCAAATTTCATTTTCTCAACTACCTTTCGCTTCATTAAAAAGTAATTACAAATAAAATCAGCTAGCTCTAATGATATTGCGTTTCTTACTACTAAATATTTTTCTTTATCAAATTTGTTATCTACTTCCATTTTTCTCCTTTGTACCATAGAACAATTGATAGTCGTTGTCCCTTTGTTACTTTCGTCACACGATGATAAATGTAACTAGGAAATATAATAATAGATCCTCTTGTTCTGGTATTTTCGTCTTTCATTATTCGTGACTCTTTAGCTTCTGGTCTCTGCAAAGAATCATAAAATTGTAAATCTCCTCCCTCATAATCTTCTGAATTACTCAAGGGTATAACAACTGATATTTTTCTTTCATACTCTTCTTTAAAATTAGAGTCCTGGTGCCAACCGTAAAATTGTCCCTCAGAGTATCTAGTGAATTGTATCTGTTCAGCACCAATAAAATCAAAATTCCAACCTACCTCACTATTAACTTGAACAATGTAGGAGTCGATCCAATCATAAATCCATCTATCGGCTAACCAAGTTATTCTTGAATTTCTTACTTTCTCATTTAATCCGTCTTGAGTTGTAGCTTCTTCTTGCTGTTGTTGATCAGCAACTTTAATGATGTCATCGCAAACATCAAAAGGTAAAAATTGATTATTGATAAGGTAGTTTTGTTTAACAATCATTCTATTTGAGATAAATAGTGATGACTCCTAACTCAATGTTAATGTGGGCCAAACAGTATTATCTTCATTGTAAGAAGTGCTTGGGTTTGGAAAGTCTCTTAGAGACTGTCTGTAAGTTTTTATTGCAGTTAGGTTTGAAGACTGACTGCTTTCTTGATATGGGCTATCTTCTAAAACCATCCAATCCGTATTGGTAAGTTTTTGATTTCTCATATCTCTAATTTCATCTATCGTGTAAGGTTTAAATTCTGATAATGTTTGAGTAGATAAGTCGTAATACCATTGCTCTTGAACAGAATCATTTGACACTTCAATCCAATCAGCAGTGGTTGCATCATTTGGTCTTGCGTCAGCTACGTACAGAACTCTATTATTACTATCAATATAAATAAATTTTGCCATTATCCTTTGAACTCCGTAAGTTGAATTTTACCAGCTCCGCCGCCGCCTCCAGAGTTACCTGATTGACCACCGCCGCCAGCGTTACCACCTGATCCGACTGTTAAAGCTATACTTGGGGAGTAATCAGGCCCACCGACAACAACAAAAGCAGCCGCAGCTCCGCCGCCGCCACCTCCATTACGAGGACCACTACCTCCACCTCCGCCACTTCCGCCGAAAGCCGCAGAGAAACCTCCACTTCCTGCTGATCTACCTGATCCAGAGTTACCACTACTTGGCACAAAGGGTACGTTACCAGAAGCAGTTCCACCACTTCCTGCACCACCACCTGTTGTATTTCTTGGAGTGCCTTGACCTCCGCCACCTCCATTAACAGTGACTAAACTACCAAACGAGCTAGATCCGCCAGATGTACCATTTCCGCCTGGTGCGTTTCCACCTGGGCCAATGGCTCCACCTCCTCCACCTCCGCCGCCACCTACGATAATCATAGAGGCAAACTGGGTGTCAGAGTCAGCTGTAAAAGTTTGTGAGGAGTTAAAAGTTGTTGTAGTTACACTTCCTACTCCACCAGCCGCTGCAGTTGCAAATTCTAAACCATCTGCACCAGAGTTGACTGTCAATACTTGACCAGCAGTTCCTATAGAGGTCAAACCTGTTCCACCTTTTGATGTTGGAACGGTATCTAATCTTGCGTTTGCAACTGTGCCAGTTGCTAGGGCAGTTGCATTTAAATCTGTAAGTGCAGAACCATTTAAAGCAGGTAAGGTCGCTGGAAATCTTGCATCTGGTATAGTGCCTGAAGCTAAATCTGCAGCGTCTAAATTGGTTAAGTTTGCTCCACTAACTGCGGGTAAAGTGGAAGGAAATCTTGCATCTGGTATAGTTCCAGATCCTAATGCTGCTGCATCAGTGGATGAAATTATTTCTACATTGAAGTTTGAAGCACCGTCACAAAATACTGTTGTCTTAGCCCCTTGTGCAATTACGACTCCGTTTGCATCGTGACCAGTAGCTGAAATTTTTAAATCATGAGAACCTGAAGTATTGTTAAAAAAGTTATATTCACTCTCCACAGCTGGAATAAATACACTTATTGCACCTGTCAAGGCTCCAGTTAATTCAATAGTTTTATTTGATGACTCTGCTGTGTCTGAGGCATTAGCTGTAGTTAATGTAATATTAGATGAACCAGCGACAGATTTTGCTAAATATCCTGCTGAAAAAGCATCAACAACCTCAAGGTTATTATTGGTGTTTGTCCCCCATGTATTGGCGTTTGCACCAGTTGCCATGAGTTCTAATTTAAGTCTATCTGAATATGTGCTTGACATGTTTTTACCTCGTTAAAATATATCTTTTTTTTAAAACGTACGCAAACCTATTTTACATACATATCATCTCCTATAACTAATATATCAGCGTTAGAGTTGTCAAACATTATTTTAGCTTGTTTTTTTGTGCCTACAATAGGTTTTCCCTGTATATTCAGAGATGTATTTAAAAGGATAGGAAAGCCCGTTAGCTTCTCAAATTCACATAAAAGATCAAAATAAACTTCGTGTTTATTAGATACTGTCTGTATTCTACAAGTTCCATCAACGTGAGTGATGCACTTAAATTTGTTAGTATCTTTAACCTTAGAATTATACAACATGTAAGGACTATCCCAATCTAAATCAAAATACTGCTTATAATTATCTATTGTTACACTAGCTCCATACGGTCTGTACCACTCTCGTTTTTTTACTTTTTCGTTTAAGGAGTTTTTATCTCCTTCTGGGCTCATCAATATTGAACGATTGCCTAAAGCTCTTGGTCCTACCTCTCCGTGGCCTTGATACCATAATACAATTTTTTTCTTAGCTAAAAACTCAGCTGTTTTTTTTATAGTTTGTTTACTTACTGCTCCAGGATGTTCGTCAGCCTGTATAAAAGGAAAATTATTAATATTTATTGGATCATACCCATAATGTTTACGTAGCCACTCTATACAACCTAATGATAAACCAGAGTCACCACAATGAGGTGTAATTGTCATATTAGGAAACATTTTTTTATAACTTGTATTTAAAACAATGCTTTGTGCAATGCCTCCAGAATAAGAAAAACTTTCATTTTTATTGAAATAATTTTTTAAAAAATCTAAAAACTTTATCTCATATAATTTATGTAAGGTGCTTATAAAATTACTTTGATTACTAATATCATATAAATCTTTTCGTACCCCTTTGTTGTAAGAGTATCTTAAAAATTCTCTGGAATGAGAATATACGTGGCTATTTTTTAAATCTTGATCTTTGAATTTATTAATATAGTCGTAATCAATTTTACCAAACCCTATAAACGCCATTAATTTACCAGCATCATTCCAACTCAAACCTTGGATTTCACAAAGATCTTGAAGTAAACCTCCAAACGAATTACCATGAAGACCCTCCACAAGATAATCATTTAATTTATCTTTTTTTATAACTGATAAATATTTATGCCAATCTCCATGGCCATCATTTACATAATGATTATTAGTATCTATTACGGGGAAAGAAGATAAAGCATGTGCATAATGATGATCTAATTGATAACACTCATCAAAATTTTCAAATAAGTTTATTTTAGATACTAAAGTTTTTTCGTCTTTTAAGAATACACTAAGATCATCTCTTTCTCCAATAGTGCAAGCTATTGATTTGATATCTTTTGTATCATATCCATAAACCTCTATACATTTACGTATGAAAAAAGCTGCTTCATTTAATTTTGTTAAACCAGCATTTTTGTAAGCACAGTGTCTTTCATAATGAATATATTTAAATTTTTTACCATCGTAGAGTGAAAGATTTAAATCATGAGAACCAAGATGAACCCCTATTAATAATTTTTTCAATTTTTTGTGTTAAGCTGCATTAACCTCTGTCCAGGTGTTACTTGCTCCTGTTACTACGTTTGCCCAAGGAGTTTCAAATGTATCACCTAAGGTAGTTGCCATACTTAGTCCTGTGACATCAACTAAAGCGCCACCTGTTGCCGTTTCTGTGCCCTCTGCAAAAGTCAGTGCTACCTC